AGAGACCGTAATGAGGTTAGAGAACGGGCGCATCTTGAGTTGGTAGATGATCCTCTTATGGATATATTTACTGTGAATTTTCAAGTTATCCCTCTTGAGATGTCTGGGTTAGCAAGCCCTACCGATAATGAGATCTCTGAGTCCTTAGAAGATAAGAGTTATCACGACGAAGATGACGATGAGGAAGAGGATGAGGAGCAAGAAAAAGATGTAAGTGCCGCAGTTCGTAAAGGTCTACAAAAGAAAGTTAAGGATCATAACGAAAAAGTAGGTAACGCTAAAACAAAGAGGACTAACCTACGCACGCTTATAGCGGTATTTAAACGGGGTGTTGGTGCTTATAATACAAATCCAGGCTCTGTTAGACCGAACGTTACATCGCCAGATCAGTGGGCTTACGCTAGAGTAAACTCGTTCTTATATGTCTTAAGAAACGGTAGATTTAGGAGCGGCAAGCATGACACAGACCTTCTTCCTAAAGGACATCCTTTATCTAGTAAAGGGTATCACGATGGTGAAAATCCTCCCGGATTGGTAGAAAATCTTTATACTGAAGGTGGAGAGTTAGTCTTGACAAGAACGGGCGAGGAATATGTAGGTTATTACCATATACATCCAGACGGAGGACCTATGGTGGGAGCAACCCATAGCGATCAACCTCACGCTTACTTGACTTACATAAGACAAGAAGAACAAGAAGACTCTTACTACGACGATGAGGAAGAGGATAAATATAGCTACGATGACGAGGAAGAGGAAGATAAATCCAGCTACAACGATGACGAGGAAGAAGAAAAAGCTGTTAAGCGCAGAAAACCCCCAAAAGGAGCTATAGCCTCCTATAGAGATGGAATTAGGCGGCATGAGAATGGGGAAACAGGTGGTGGCTTGGAGCCAATAACTGTAAGGATGGCTAAGGACTTTATCTCTGGCGGTATGCCTACTGATGAATGGACTTCTAAAGCTAATCGCTGGTGGGGAAGAAATAAAAGATTCTTAGACGAACCAAAAGGTAGCCCTGCTTATGCCGCAGCACAGCTTTGGGGCGGCAGGGCTGGCATGACTTACTGGCCTTCTGAGGCAAGAAGAAGAGAATTGATATAGGGCGGTAGCTATGAGCGAAGCCTTTAATAGAATAAGGACTCGTTACCGCCGTGAGTCACCTTGGAAGATATTCCAGAGGTATAGTCGCAGTAAAATGCCCGACGAGGGCTGGACATGGGAAAATACGCGAGGTGATGCAGGTGTTAAGCTTAACTACGACATCTCTAATATACAACGTTTTGCTCGTGGTCGTGGACAGAGACTTCTTGACGAAAAATTGTCTAAGTATTTTAAGAGGCTTAAAGAGTCTATAATAGACCGAGCATTATCTACTTCTAGAAGAGTTTATGGCGTTAGGTCTGAAGTAAGACTTACGCAAGACCAACAAGCGTCTATATGGGAAGAATCAATTATCAGCGTTCTCGCTGTTATGTCTGATGAGTTAGTTCTTGATATTCTTCCAGCAGTTCAATCTGTATCTTCTGATGCTTATGTTAAGGTAGGCTCCTTGCTGAACAGGACAAATTTAAATGAGCCTTGGCAGCCGTTACCTGCCTTTCGATCAGAGTTAAATCAGAGAGTTAATGAGGTTGCCTCTGGTATTAGGGGTATTAACGAAACTACCGAAAGAAGGATTAAGGAGGTAGTAGCTGGATCAATACAGTTAGGGTTTAATCAGGCTGAGGTGGCTAACTCTATAAGAGACGCTAATAAGATAGGTGAGTCTAGAATTGCTACTATATCAAGAACTGAGATGGGCAAGGCTTCGGATTTAGGCACTAAATTATCAATGAAACACGCAGGGTCTGTGAGCCATCTTTCGGTTTTTGGTTGTGCGGGTGTTGAGATTGCATCACCGCACATAGACGGTAATCCTACCTGTAATATATCTAATGTTCCTATATGGAGAGAGCGTGAGCTTGTGTTTCACCCTAATCATACCGGCGTTATATTCGCTTCTGGGTTTTATCTTAGGGATGGATCTCCTCCCCCATTAGTAATGGAGGCGTTCCCTTACACAGGCCCAGCTAGGGTTAGATGATCAATTTGCACGATGTGCAAAACTTCTTGCGTATAATATTGTCAGAGGTTACAGTAAATAGCATGGGCAAGATTACTATTACTAATCCCAAACCTGCGGCTAAGAAAACTATCAGCATAGTTAGCAGCAGGGAGAACAAGAAGAGCCAAAAGTCTCCTGCACCTAAGCGTCCTAGCATGGTAGGCAAGACTATTATGTTTAAGCTCGGAGATCAGCCTGTGGTAGCTGTTGTAGCGGCAGAGAAAGGCTCAAACTATGATGTTCGGTTATGCTTGCCAAATGCTTCGGGTGTTCTTGTTGCCGCTAAAGAAGCTGGAACTACTATTTCTAGAGACTTGGCTACGCCTTTGGATGCCGTAGCATTGCTTGATCGTGATGCAAAATCTTTCCAAACTCGTGATCCTCTGGAAAATTGTAAGGCTGCTGTCGAAGTTAAGGACGGTGATCTTACCGTAGATTATAAAAATGTAACTTTTGAAGGTTACGGTTCTACATTCGCCTCTACTACTCCAGAAGACAGAGACGGTGACTACATAGAGGCCGGTGCTTTTGATGCATCCCTTAAGAGCTTTAGAGAAAATCCTGTAATGCTCACTGACCATGTTCGTGAGGTAGGAAACCTTATGGGTCATTACTCAGAGGTTAGCGTTAATGATCGCGGCCTTGCCCTTAAAGGCGTAGTCACTAATAGCCCACACCCAGACGCTGTTCATACTAGATACCAAATTATGGAGGGTTCTCTTAAAACTCTCTCTATTGGAGGAGGCTTCTTCTACAAGGAAGATTATAAAGGTATTGAGGAAATTGATTTATATGAAACTTCTCTGGTCGTTGTCCCCGCTAATCCAGACGCAAAATTTCAAGTCCGCGCACTTGATGAGCAGTTTGTAGAGAAAGCATTTGAAATGCATTGCAAGCGATTCGGAGGTGAACTCCGACTAAAAAATTCTGCTTGACTAGCATATAAAAATTGAAGACAGTATATTTTTAAGATTTTCTGCCTCAAGCCCCGAAAGCACATTGTAAGTAAGAGGTCAGCCGGAAAGCCATAAGCAAACCCTAACTAATAATAATAACTTATTAATTATTCACTCCATGAAATTAACACTCAAGGAAAAACTGCGGTTGGCGGCTCTCCATTCTAAAGCCGGCCACCTCAGCGACGAAGAGAACAATGAGCTTTCGGACCTTACTGCTAAGGCCGGTGAGCTTTTTGACGCTATCATCAAGGACTACGCTCCTGATGTAGAAGACGGCGAGGGCAACAGCCCCGAAGACACTAAGACTACCTCAGAAGAGCTTACTAGCCTTATTACTAAGGCAGTCAAGGACGGTATTCCAGCAGGTTCAGGTGTAGACGTTGACAAGCTCAGCGACGACATCGTTAAAGCCGCTAAGGAAGGTGTTCCAGACATTAAGCAAATCGAGGCTGTTATCGTTAAGCATAACGGTGGCACTGGCATTGATAAAGAAGCTCTTGTAGCTGACATCAAGAAAGCTATTCCAGCACAAGCTCTTACCGAAGATAGCATGAAGCAAATGCTTGATACTTTCGCTTCCTCCATTAAGCAAGCCTCTAAGGTTGAGTTTAATGCCGGAAATGGTAACGAGTTCCCTGTTGAGCATCGCTCAGGCAACCTGTCTGTTGGACAAAAGCAGCTACTTAACCTCTGCCTTGCTCACGTTTCTGACGAGCGTAAGTCTGAGATGAAGTCTGCTGGAGTAGAAGTTCCTACTTCTATGAACCACGGCATCAGCGAAGATCAGGTTAAGTCTGCCCATGCTGTTGGCGCAGCAAACATTAAGCGTGCTCGTCATGCTGTTGTTTACGGTGGTAAGGCTCTTACTACTGGCGGTTCTGGATCAGGTGCTGAGCTTATCCCAAGCGACCTTTCTAGCGACCTTCAGGCTCGTATGTATCTTGAGTCTCAAATCGCTGCTGAGTTGCTTGCGTCTGAGATTGATATGCCAACTAATCCGTTCAAGTTCCCTATGACCACTACACGGACCAGCTTCTTTGTTGGTTCTGAGGCACCGGGTTCTGATCCTACGGCTAGTGAGCCTGGAACTAGCGACATTACGCTGGATGCCAAGAAGCTTATCGGAATGAGTGAGTATTCTTACGAGTCCGACGAAGATGCTATCATCGCTGTGCTTCCCCTTCTTACAGAGAATCTTGCAGCAGGTGCTGCTGATGCTTTTGAAGGTGCTGTAGTTAACGGTGATACCGCTGGAACTCACCAAGACTCTGACATTGATGCAGTAGCTGGTCACTCCAGCAAGCTGTTTAATGGATTGAGAAAGCTAGCTCTTGCTAATACCGGAGCACTTTCAGTTGACATCAGCACTGGAGGTATCTCCGCTGCTAATATCATCGAGATGCGTAAGAAGCTTAAGCGTTGGGGCATCCGTCCACGCGATCTTATGCTGGTAGTAAACTCACAAGCTTACAACGAACTCGTTTCGCTTGATGAGACCCTTACCTTTGATAAGGTGGGTAACGCTGCTGCTGCTCGCATCCTTACTGGTGAAGCTGCTTCCATCTTTGGAATCCGCATCGTTGTTTCTTCACAAGTGCGTGAAGATCTTAACGCTAGTGGCGTTTATGACGGCACTACCACCACTAAAGGTTCTATCCTCCTTGTTCACCGACCTTCTTTCATCGTCGGTTCCAAGCGTGGATTTACCGTTGAGGTTGACGTAGATAAGAAGCGACAGATTAACTCTGTTATCGCCTCGTTCCGCAGGG